CGCATGAGGTCTCTGTGGCTAACAGATGCTGTCATAGCTAGATGTATGCTAGTAGGCTGGCCCTTGATGACTGACAATTTGTCCGTCAGCACGCCTATGCTGATGGGAAGTGTCCTATCATCTATCAACATTATCGAGGATTCAGCCAGTCTCTTAGTGCCTTTCCATATAGCAACCTCTAGAAATCCGGTCACATCTTTCCGCCAGTCGTCCTCAGTCTCAGGATAATCCGACGGCACCTTGACTCCCCGAATCAGCTTGAAAGCAGTATGCTGCGACAACCCAGTCTCTTCAGCTATCTTCTCAAGAGACTTGTTTTGTATAATACCATCAACAACAGCATCAGCTCTCTCTTGTGTTAGCTTAGAGTTGAAATGCTGGTTTGGATGGTTGCTCTTAATATAACCAATCTCTTCAGCAGCCTTTAGCACTTTCTCTTTAACACCATCAGGAACCTTGCCTTTACCAGACATAACGAACTGCGCTTGGTGTGGATATACACCAGCAGCTCTAGCAACATCATGCAGGCTAGGTTTCTTTGGTTTCTTCTCAGCCGGCATAAGGCTTGAACGAGTACGGATACTCACCCCAATGGTTGAGCGGCTTCCTTGGTTTCATCGAGTAATGCTGCACACCAGCCAACGACAACCGCATGGCAGCAGCGTAGTCCTCCGATAGGTACTCGAACTGCCCGGGTATTGTATCGACTGCGAACGGCATCCACAGCGTGGGAAACTCATCGACACGCACGTCCTTGCACCAGTCGACTTTATACGGTGTCTGCACCTCTGACCCTCCGAGCTCATCAAGTGCGCTCATAAGGCAACGTCGAGGGATTGCGAGGCATCCGCTTGCGAACATCCCAATCGGCACAAGCTCCGCAGCCGTCTCGGTGTCTGCTACCTGCATCCGGAAAGCCTTTAGGGAGTGCCCATCGGGACGCAGTGCCGGCCTAGGCGGCAATGTCCTGCAGGGATAGGGGATGCACACCGTTGCCTGATGCTCATGGGCAAGCTCAGCCATCCGGATGATATCCTGCGGGTCAAACTCGATATCGTGGTCTACCTGCACCCAGACGTCCTTGCCGGAGTCTAGGAACCACTTGGTAGCCCTGCAGCGACTGCGGGAGATCAGTGCATCCTCTCTGATGGTTCTGAGATCAGTCTGGCGATCACTGGTAGCGAAGTTGGCCGCTAGTCCTACCCAAGACATCAGGCAGGCTGCTGAGATGCCGCCATAGGCATACAGGCTGACGTGTATGGACGGCCTAGTGCCGCTTGTCGTCTCTGGTTTCACATTGGATGCCGGTGATTCGGCAACGATGAACGGGTCTTTCACTTCTGGTGACTCTGTGTTGTTTGTGTCTGCCATATCAATCTTTGGTGCGTTGGTCGGTGAGGAATTGCTCGTGTCCTTTGCTGATCAGATAGCAGATGGATCCGCGGGATACTCCGCAGGCCTCTGTGACCTCATCCAGTGTCATGCCCTGCTCTCTGAGGTCGTAGGCCATCCTGCAGAGCTGTGGTGTGTACTTCTGTTCGATGATTCGCTCCGTCTCGAGCAGCATGGGATCCAATGAACCGTCCGGCAGGTACTTCTGGCCTACTGGGTAGGACATCCATCCGGCACTGATGGCTTTCTTGATCAGGGCCGGCGCATCGTTCAAGAGCTTGGCCCGATCTAGGTCGTATTTCGGTTTCATTGTCAGTAGCTTGGTGATGGGTCGGTGAAACGGCAGTATTGGCCTTCGTAATGTAGATTTACGATACCGCATTCTCCGTCTCTTTGTTTGGCAATGATGATTGCAGCATCTCCTGAAGGCTCCGATCTGTCACGATTCAAAAGCATCACAAGATCGGCATCTCTTTCGATTTGCCCACTGTCCGCAAGATCAGTCAGCCTTGGTTGCCGTCCTTTTTCCTTTTCCGATTCTCTATTGAGCTGAGCAAGGCATAGCATTGCAACACCTGTTTGCACCGCGATGTCCTTTAGTTTGCCTGATACCTCTGCAACCTCGTAAGTGCGCTTCTCTGAACGGTCTGCTGATTTCACCTTCTGCAAGTAGTCTACAATGACTAAACGCACACCGTGCTTGCGTACTGCTCGACGCACGTTTGCCATGATGTTTGAGATGCTGTGAATGCTAGATCCATCAATGAACCATAGCGGACTATTAGCCACTTTACCTGAAGACAGCATCATAGACTTCATGTCTCCCTCGTTCAGGTTGCCGCTCTTAAGGTTCTGCATCGGGATGCTTCCGATTGCTGATACGGTACGCCTGAAGATTGCCTCTTTGCTCATTTCCAAGCTGATGAATAGGGTCGGTATCTTGGACTTGATTGCTGCGTGCTCAGCTATCGCGATGGCAATGGCCGTTTTACCAATGCTCGGACGTGCCGCCATGATAGCCATCTCCTTCGGTTGCAAACCGTCCGTCTTTTCATCCAGATGAAAGAAGCCAGTAGCTATTCCCGACAGCGTTCCCTTCCTGTTGAACCTGTCCTGCATCTGGTCGATGAATGATCCCGCAACCTGTTTGCTGGTTGTGAGTGTCTCTTTAGAGACGTCAATGCTGAGCCCTGCTTCGGCATTAGAGACGATTTGATCGGGCTGGAGGGTCAACATAGCGGACTCGCGTATCAGACGGTCTCCAGCGTCTCTGAGCTGGCGTCTATGAGCAGCCTCGACGATTGCCTTGGTGTAGTACGTCAGGTTGGCCGAGCTCGGGCACACCTCCATTGCCTGATTCCAAGCATCGAAAGGAACAGGCAGTTGGCCGTAAGCCTTCTTCCATTCCTTGTTGAGCTCGGGAAGCGTTGGGCTTTTGCCTTCCTGAACCATGCCGCGGATGACATCGAAGGTCAGCCTGAGTTCATCCCGTTGAATCCATTCGCTCCGAATCTCCGAAACTGCATCCGAGCAGGTATCAATGGTTCCGTTTAGACAGGCTCCGATCATGCCGTACTCGTCATCGCTTGCGTGAAATGGGTCGTTGTTCACAGGCTGTCCTTCCAGTTGATCTCCTTTTTTCCAACCGGATTTGGCATTGCGCCAGAAGAGCTTTGAGGTCGGTAAAGGCCTTTCCAGCCTGATGCGATTGAATGCTCGACAATAGACGGGAACTCAGCAGGCGTGAACTCACGGGACCACTTTGTCAGCGCTGCCGTCAGGCCGGTCTTCTTGTAGGACTCCCGCTTCTCCGACTTGTACTGCAGCCACAGCTTGACGGCATCGAGGCAGTTCTGGGTCCGAAGGTTGTCGGGCAATTCAACACCATAGCCGACTTCCCATTGGGACTTCGGTGTCTGTGTATGTATTATAGGAGTAGGAGATGGAGAGTTGAATTCCGGTTGATGGTGCGGTTGATCATCCGGTTGCAACCCCGGTTCAACCGCGGTTGGATTCTGGTTGAACTGCTTTTGACGCTCTAAAGCCTCCAGCCTTCGTTTTTCCGCGGATAATTTGCCTTTTACCGATTGGCTCTGTAGAAACTTACCCTTTTCCGTCCTTACGGATTCCAGTCGGATGTTCCTAAGAAGCCCGTCTTCGCATTCTTGGAACTTAGCCAAGACGTCAACCGACACGCAACCGCCAGCCAACCGCTCTTGCTTTTCGGTTTCAACCGGAATTGAACCCCGGTTCCATTGATGGCACAGCAAACGGATGAATTGCCCTACCTCTTCCTGAGACATCTCCAAGGTTCCTGACAGAAAGTCGTCGGTATAGAGCTGAAAAGCTGGAGCCTTACGTTTTGATTCTTGGCTCACTTTTCGCCTTTCCACTCATGGATGCCCTTCCTATTGGCGACAGCCTTTATGTTCACAATGCTGAGCATCTTGCATAGCTCTTCGACTTGGTTGATTGCAAACTTCACGGTCGATGGATCACGTCCATTGCCGAATTGTGTGATGCAACAGTAACCGTCTTTCGATGCGTAAACTTCGGTGTAGTCCTGACTTTGTATCTCTTGCTTCATGTATCAAACGGAAATCCCCACCAGACACAGGGTAGGAGATCGCAGGAAGGAACTGCGAATGCCTGTGGTGGTGGGGATAAAAGTTGTCATGTCCTTCAGTTGGTATCGACGCTCACCTCCTACAGCTCACGTCGACGGGCTCTCCCTATCGTTTATCCTTGGCCTTGTCCACAGCTTCCTGCTTGGCCCTCTTCTCCTTACGCTGGGCACACTTGAGCTTGGCCTCGGCAATTCTCTGATCCTTCAAAGCATAGGCCATGTCTGTTGCCATCTGCATTGCCTGAGCTATTTGCCCCGGCGACATGGTCTGATATATAAGATCATTTGTTTTCTTGGAGATGTTGTTCTCCAAGTAATTGTTTAACTTGCGACACATATCAGTAAGCCGGTATCAGGATATCCGCCACTTGTTGCGTCAGTTGCACGTCTCTCCGGCAGTAGGCGATGGCGGCTTCCCTGTCGGTATTCCACAGCGCCGAGAAGTCGGCCCCATTGCCTGCCTTGTCGCCCAGTCCGAGGTGCCTTGAGATCGCTGCCAGACTGCCGTGGGCGCGATTGTCACCGCATTGCCAGACTTCACGCAGGTCGATGACAAGATCGTTCCAATAGCGTCCCTGACGCAGCCAGTAGGGCACCGTAATCCGATGCTTCCATGAGCGCTTCACGAGGAACGGTAGGTCGAAGCTCTTGACGTTGAACCCGATGAGCTTGGGGTTGCGTTCGTAGTACGTGAGGAGCTGCCACCACTCGCGCAGCATTGCAGCCTCACCACCGGGTTCCGACGAGAACACTCCGGCCTGCTGGTGGTCGATGCGGTAACCGATGCACAGCACCTGTCCGCTCAGTGCATCGAGTGCAGCATTTCGGATGTAGTCCGCGGTGTGGCTCTCCTCGGCCTTCTGGATCTTCTCTGCGATCAGGTCTGGGTTCTTGATGTTGCCGAGTTTGACCGCGGATGGATCGAATGGCGGTATGACAAGCTCGCTCAGCGGGAGCGGCCCTGTCTCGATGTCGAAGTAGATGTTAGGGTTGGCTGGCATTTTTCTTGGGGCGGTTGAGTGCGTAGTAGGCTGTATTGAGTCCGACTCCGAAGTGCTCCGCGATCTCGCGGTAGTTGTGCCACTTGTGGGTCTTCCTCCACTGCTGGATCTTGTCGATGGTCTCCTGCTTGATTGCGTACTTCCTGTCGGGATGCTGTTTCTTGACCTTACGAGACTGAACAACGGGCTTTTTAATACTAACAGGCTCCGGATTAGTAGCTGGCCTCACGTAGCCTGCTGGAGGGGCACAGAGCTGTGCTATGCGCTCGGCGCTGAGATTGAGTTTCATTGGAAAGTTTGTGCGTTTGTCCACCGATGCGCACCCCCGGCAACGAACCATGAGTCCCCGATGACAACAGGTCACCGGAAAGTGTTTTAGGTCGGCTTGCCGCAGTGGATGCAGCAGATACCGCGTTTAGGCTGTCGATCCAGCGGAGGCACTTCAAGCCACTCGCAGATTTCGACGTAGGATTTCCATCCGAATGACCAGATGGCTCCCGGGTACAGGTGGCCGCTCTTGTAGAGTGCCAAGGCCTCATCCTTGCTGTGGATGCAGAGATCCTCCAGCACGCGGAAGGTACGATTGGAGAACGGGAAGCCCCAGAGCTTCAATACCTCTTCCATCTCCTTGGCCGAGGCAATGACCTGATGGATCCGTTGGCGCGACAGGTTCAGACTATTGCCGATCTCCTGCAGCGTGCGGCCTTCGGAGCGCATCTGGACCACGCTGGGCACCAAGTGCTTCAGCTTCATGTAGTCCTTGCGCTTGGGCTTTGGTTCAGAAAGGGACGTCATCTAAAGGGATCTCCTTGTTCGCTGTTTTGATAGCTTCCAGACGTGCGTTGATGGCCTTGATCAACTGCTTGTCGGCAGGGCTGATGGTCTCCGCGGCCATCGCCTTCGGGATCCAGTGCTCGGCCAGTTGCTGCACAGCAACGTCGTTCAGGTCGCACAGCGGAACACCGCGGAACTTCCCGACGTGTACCTGAGTCTTCAGGATGTCGGTCTCCTGCCGTGGGGCTGCATTACTTGGACTGGAGGGCAATGGTGTTTTGCCGTTTTCATCCTTCGGAGGACGATCCTGCAGGCGTACCCACAGGCCGCTGGGCTTCAGCTCTCCGCTCTTCAGCGGCATGATGAGCTTGATGTTGGCGTACACCTTGGTGCCGTCCTGCGACTCCTCGTGAGCGATCACGATGCTGCAGGACTTGCCGATGAGGCTCTCGAGGTCGAGCGCCTTGTTCTCGTGATCGGTGAGCTTACGCCCAAACCAGTCCTTCAGGAACTTGGTGAGTGCTGCCTTCTCGTGCAACGAGGGCACCATTGGCTTGGTGAACACTACCCACGGCTGCACCGGGTCGCGGGTGTCGTCGATCAAGTCGATCTCAAATGCGAACTTGAACTTTTTCTTGGTTCCGTACTCGGTCTCGTACTCCTTCAATGGAGTCACGTCCACACACACCGCCTTGCCCGTATATTCGGGGCACGGTGCGTACTCTTTCTTACCGCCGCTTGCGCTGATTATCATGTTATCGTCTTACGTGTTGTTGTTGTTGTTTACTTGGAGGCCTGTCTTTCGACCTCCGAAAGCTGTTTTGACATCCGGCTGTACTGCGCCCAGTAGTCGGGCCATGTCTGCTTGATCTTCGCTAGGTTGTCCGTGTCGGCCACTAGGGCAGCGGCACCCAGCTTGCGCACAAATGATCCGCCGTACTCGATCATGGTGTTGATTACGTCGATGTCTTTCATTCGCACTTGTAGACCTTATCGGTCGTCCTGAGGTTTGTGGGCCACTCTGCGTTTGTGAACGATCCGTCAATGAACAGCACCTTGTCGGTGGGCTGGATCGTCAGGCGTCCATTGTCGAGCTTGATGAACATGAACTCCTTAGCCTGCTCGGGATGCCGGCTGAATCCATCGTCGATTGGAACCGCGGTGAACAGGTATTCTCCGGTGCGGTACTTGTCCTTGCAGCGTGTATGCACTGTGAGCCCACGCAGGTAGGTGTATTCGATTGTGCTGAACTCGGTGCCGTAGCAGTCCCAGCGTTGCGAGTAGGGCTCAATCCAGTCCGGTTCAGGGTTCTCCTTGAAGGCTATAGCGTGAGGCGCTACGGCCCTGTAGATCGCTCCGGACTCCAGCATGATGGTGCAGCCCCACATACGCCCCGGGATCGACACGAGGCCAAACCAGATGCACGGGATGAATCCTTGATCATCCGAGATGAACGAGGCGTCGACGTAGCAGTACCGATGCACGGGCAGTTGTCCCGATTGCGAGTAGATCACTTGGTTGCCTTTCCGCGTTTACGTGTCCAAAAGCTGGTGAACTCCATCTTCTTAGCCCGTGCCGCCCTAAAGGCAGCACCGACCTCTCCGCGGGAAAGCACGCGCAGACCGTCGCCTTCACGCTGTATTTCTTTGGCTGATCTCATGTCTTTGGTTCCACCGATATAAAGTATCCGCCGTCATACAGCGGACTTTCTGGGCCGCAATGTGCTATTCTGTGACCTGCGTCGGAATCAGCGTTTCCCTTTTCCCATCCATGGATGTGGTGACGCTTACAGAACGGGCACCATACTTGGATCGTGTCGTTGTCGTTTTGTCTTCTGGTGACCTTACCAACCAGAATTGGGTATGCTTTTTTGTTCCAGCGTTTCATAATTTTTCCGTAAGTGACTTGATGTATCGTTTCCTCTCAGCCGGTTTGGCGTCGATGATGTACTGAAGTGCGCCACAAGCATTCACGCTCGCAGTGTGTTCCCAGTCGTCCTTCTTGTCGTACAATTCATGCCATCGTTCGTTGGGTACGACGACAATCTGGCCGGTTCGCTTGTGACGGAACACAAATGCGGCTGGTCCGATTGGTACGTTCATCGTCCCTCCAACCATTTCTCCAAGTCGTGGAGTTCATCCACTTTGGCTTCGAGTTCTTTGATGCGCTTGTTCGCTCCAGCCAGTTGCCTCTCTAGCTGACGGGCGAAGCCAGCCTTCACGAATTGCTGGAACGCCACGGTGACAACCGGCTGTCGGTCTGTGCGCGGGGTTTTACTGATCATTTTCGTGAGGTCAGGAATATGATCGCTCATTTCGATTCCCTCGCTTTAAGCATTGCGTCGGCTGCTTTGTACGCATCTTTAGCCGCTTTATTCCACGCATCTTCGCCGTCGTAATATCCAACATCGATTGACTGTGATGCTAGGTTACCCTGCAACGCAGCCGCCGCGAAGTAGTCGCGGAGGGTCATGCCGCTGTCATAACCATTGTGTGTTTCGTGAGGAAATGCGGATCCTCCGTCGTTGATTGGTTTTTTGGTCATTTGTTTGTTCTCCCATGCTGAATGATTGACTGCACTCCCCGCCGGCTGCACCCGACAGCCCGTGCGATATCCTCCCGGCTGGCTCCGTTGTCGTACATCCGCCAAGCCAGACCGCTGTCGAAGGCCTCGACCGACTGCGCTAGGTTGCGCGACATCATCCGCGGTTTCACATCGGCCTGCTCTGGGTACGTCAGCCAGCCAGCGGCCACAGCCTTGCCCATGTCGATCTTCACTTGAGTCCCTCCAGCTTCTCAATGCGTCCCTGCATGTCGCGGATGATGTCGCAAAGCCCGATAATCGTTGTCCCAGTGCCATCAAGTCTCTTCCCGGTCTTGCCGGTGATTTCCAAACCACGGCGCTGCGCATCAAGCGCAATGACTCGCCACGGGTCGTCGATGAAGTCTGAAATCTTGACGCTCATTTCAAGCCCTCCGACAGCATGGCGTGCTCCAGGATTAGCACAGCGTCCGCGGTCTTTAGAGTGATCGTCAGCCTCGGCTGCCGTTGCTGCGCGATCTGCTTTAGGTGCGCTTTCCAACGGTCGCCGTGCGTGGCCTTAGTGCCTGCCTGGATGGTCTTCTGCCAGG